TCGCGCGGGGCCGCCGGCACGGCGAGGGTCAGGGAGGACCGCTCGAGCCGCGCCGGAAGGATGCTCAGCCGCCGACCATGCGGCGGAAGCCATCCGTCACGCGCCTGACGAATTCAGGCTCACGCGTGCGCCAGTAGCGCGGGTCGCGCATCATGGCGCGCAGCTCGCCCTCATCCGCCGCGGCGGGTTCCTCGCCGCGCCGCGCCAAGCCAGGTTCCTTGCCCTCCATCATGCGGTGCAGCGCGATCACGCCTTCCGCCGTGGTGGACAGCGCCTCCATCACGGGCGCGGGCAGGTTCGACCGGCCCCAGGCGGTGATCTGCGCGGCCACGCGGCGGAAGCGGTCCTCGCCACCGAAGTGGTCGCGCAGCTTCTCGACCTGGCGTTCGGCTTCGAACTGGCCGGCGGCCTCGGCGATCAGCGGCAGCAGGCGCTCGGCCGCCAGGTCATAGACCAGCTGCGCCTGCGCGCTGCTGAATCCGGCCTCGTGCAGCCGACGGTTGATGTCCTCGTCGGCGCAGCACAGCTCGTGCTTCGGCGCGATCTCGTAGCCATCGGGGCCGTCCGGCACGCCCAGCGAGCGGCGGAAGCGGATGCGCTCCTCCTCGGGCGCATCCTCGGCGGGCGGGGCGCTGCGCTGCGACAAGCGGCGCTCCAGCTCGCGATAGGATTTCAGCAGCGCGTCGATGCGGACCTCGCCCGCCTCGGCATCCCAGAACTTGGCGGGCACGTCGTCCGGGCGCGCGGCGGTCTCGGGCGCGGCACCTTCGGCGAGCGCGGTCTCCAGCAGATCCTCGGGCATGAGGGGCTCACTCCTTCTCGGTGGGGGGAAGCAGGACTTCGGCGGGCGCCGACAGGGTGCGGCCGAGCCAACGGGCAGCGGCCGGCAGGTCGATAGTGGCGATGGCCTCGGGCCCCATGGCGCGCACGGCCTGCAGGAACAGCAGCGTGTTCGCCGCATCGGACCGCCCCTGCACCTGCGCGAGCGGGCTGCGATAGCGCAGCACGGTGTCGCGCCCATCGAGCAGCAGCGGCGGGATCTCCCCGCGCCGGCGCAGGATGGACAGGCAGCGCGACACCAGCGGCGTCAGCAGTTCCGCCTGCAAGCGGCCATAGGTCGCGCCCAGCAGCCGCGCGGTCTGCGCCGCGCGTTCCAACACTTCCGTCGCCGTCATGTTGTCGCGCCGTTCCGGACCGATGCGGTCGGCGAGCAGCGCGCCACGGATGCGCGCGCGCAGGTCGGCCAGCACCAGCTGCGAGACGTCGAAGTTGCCCGGCGCCGCAAGCGGCGTGAGGCCCGACGACCCCGGCGCCTTCGGGATGATGGCACCAGGTTCCAGCCGCACCGTCGCAGGGTTCAGCACGCCGTCGTCATCGGCCTGCCAGATGCCCGTCGCGGCGATCGAGGCGTTCTTCAACACCAGCTCCACCACCTTGTTGGCGGTGCGGATGTCGGGCAGCGCCTTGGCCACCGGGCCGCGGCCATAGACCTCGCCCGGCGCCTTCAGCCAGCGGAAGCCGATGAAGGGGCTGTCGGCGAAGCGGCCATCGCGCAGCACCACAGGGCCGCGGTCGGTCAGCAGCAGCGCGCGGAAGGCATGGCCGCTCGCATCGGGCCAGACCGCTTCCAGCACGCGGTGGCGCGGCGCCTCGGCGTCGTCCTCTGTGGCCGGGGGCAGCGGCGCGTCGGGGTAGCGTTCGCGGAGCGCCGCCTCGCTGAGACGCGCCGCGCGGAACACGGTGTCGAGCCGGCCCGACGGGCCTTCCTCGAGCACCGTCTCGCGCAGCGGTACGGCGGTGAAGCGCAGGGCGGAGGCCTCGCCGAGCGGCGCTTCCTCGACCAGCAGCAGCCCCGTGCCGGCGATCACCAGGTCGAGGAAGGCCTGGTGCATCTCCAGCGCGAAGTTCGACCGGTCGAAATGGCCTTGCAGCACCTCGGCCACGTCTTCCAGCGCGATGGCGGCCTCGGTGTCGCCCTCCATCGCGCGGGCGGGTGCGAGGCCGAACCAGCGCGACCAGGGCGGCGTCAGCTCCGCCAGCAGGGATGCCGCGAGCTGTTCCGCCGCATCCGCCGCCGTGGCGTCGAATATCGCCACGCGCCCGCCGGTCGGCGGCGGCAGCACGTGGTCGTAGCAATCCTGCCACAGCGCATCCTGGGCGCGGCGGCGGTCCACCGCGCGGGCGTGCCGCGCGACGATGTCCTCGGGGGTCATGGCGTCATTCCCCCAGCAGCGACTTGCGCGTTGCGGAGAAGTCGGCGCGCGCGCCGAGCACGCCGGCGGCGGAGGTGGCGATGGTGCCGGAGAGGCCACGGCGGGCACGCTCGCGCGCCTCGACACGGCTGGCGGCGGCGGTCTCCTCGACGGCCTGCTGCGGGGCGACGGCGGCTTGCGCCGGGGCCGGTGCGGCGGCAGGTGCGATGACGACAGGCTTCGGGGCGCGGAACAGGCCACCCATGCGCGCGCGGCTCCTCTCGAAAGTGGGACGGGACCTCCCGCGCGGACCCCGAAAAGCCGTGAGCCCGCCCTTCCGGGGGGAAGGGCGGGCTCGCGCAAGTCGGGGAGGGATCGGGAGGAAGACCTTCGGGCGCAAATCGCCCGTTGGCCGGATGGTGATATGTCAGGCCGCGGCGCGGGTCAAGACATTTTTCCTATCGTCGTGAAGCATCTTCGAAAGGCGGCGAAACAGCCCGAAAGGCGTGATGGCGAAGGGCGCGCCAGTGCCCAGCAGCGCCTGGCACAGCCCCACGCAGGTCTGCGGCAACAGCGGCGGCAGCCAGGCCGCGCGCGCCTCGCCAGGCGCGAAGGGGCCGACCACGCGCAGCCCCGCACGGCGGTAGAATTCGGGCAGGTCGTAGCGGGCCGGCATGTTGATCCGCAGCACCAGAAGCCGGCCCGAGACGGGTTCCACCACCGTCCAGCCGGCCTCGTCGCGCAGGGCGGCGAAGCAGTGGCGGAAGCCTTGGCGCAGCGGGCGCAGCCAGGCCTGGTCGGCCGCACCGCCGAAGGCGATCCAGACCTGCTGCGGCGCGTCGCGTGCGGCGCGCAGGCGGGGGGTCCCGCGCGACCCGTCCTGGCCCTGAGAGGCGCCGGAAACCGTTGGTTTCACGCCACGATCCCCTTCACCCGCAGCGGCCATTCGAGGCGGTTAATCGCCTCGCGCCACTGCGCCGCATCGGCGCGCTCCGACAGATGGCGCGGGTCGGGCGCGGTGCCGCGTTCGCCCCAGATCCGCATGATGCGCGCATGGATCAGGTCGATGCGGCGGTGACGGTACAACCGGTCGAGGCACTTGATGACATCGTCGGGTTCGCAGGGGCGCACCTTGTCGCCCTTGCCGGCAGTGATGCGCGCGCCGTCGCGCCGCGCGATCAGCGCGGACATGGTCCAGAACCAGGCTTCCTCGGCCGAGCGGAAGGGCTCGGCGGCGGTGATGCTGGCATAGCGGGGGGCATGGGCGGTGCGGGGGGCGGGGCGCATGGGGGTTCTCGCCTATGGGGTGAACAACACAAGAACATTAACCGCCGCGGTTGCGTTCGCGCAAGCCGGAAAAGGAACATTGACCTATTGCATCACGACACCAGACCTAGGATATGTTCCCCAGGGCGCCCACTTCATCTGGATTCGCGTCCTGCGACCCAAGGACTCTCCCTCCCATGCGGCATGACGACATCTGGCGCGCCCTCGATGCCCTCGCGGCCGAGCACGGGCTCTCGGCCTCGGGCCTGGCGCGCAAGGCGGGGCTCGACCCCACCGCCTTCAACCCATCGAAGCGGATCGGCGCGGATGGCCGCGCGCGCTGGCCCTCGACCGAGAGCATCGCCAAGGTGCTGAACGCGGTCGGGCGCGGCATCGACGACTTCGCCTCATTGGTCTCGGGCATGCCCGCGCTGTCGCGCGGCGGCAGCGGACGCGGCGGCGTGGGCCGGCGCGTGCCGCTGATCGGCCTGGCCCAGGCCGGCGGCGAGGGGTATTTCGACGATGGCGGCTACCCGGTCGGCGGCTCCTGGGACGAGATCTCGCTGCCCGAGATCGGCGACCCCAACGCCTATGCGGTCGAGATCTCGGGCGATTCCATGGAACCGGTGTTCCGCGACGGCGACGTAGTGGTGGTCTCCCCCGGGGCGCCGGTGCGCCGCGGCGACCGCGTGGTGGTGCGCACCGCGAAGGGCGAGGTGATGGCGAAGGAACTGCGCCGCCAATCGGCCAAGCGGATCGAACTCGCCAGCCTCAACCCCGAGCATCCAAGCTACAGCTTCGAACTGCCCGAGATTGCCTGGATGCACCGCATCGTCTGGGCGAGTCAGTAGTTTTTTCGTCCCTCAAACGGCGGGCGGCGGGCATCCGCCCGCCTTGCCTTCGCGCCATGCGCTGGTGCGCTGGCGGCAGATGATGGTCTGGGCGCGGTCGCGCGTTGCGCTCCCGGATCGCGGCAAGGCCCCGATCCGCTAGTTGGTCACGCCATCCCGCCGCGCGCCGCGATCGGCCAGAGGCATTCCACCCGCCCTCTGCGCACGCCGACATACCAATCGTAGCGATCCACCGTCGGGTCGCAATGCCCCGGCACCAGGCGCAGCCTCTCGCCCAAGGCCGGCGTCGCGCCGTCCTCCACGATGATCTTCCCGTGCTCGTCCGACGCGCCGGCGAAGCGCAGCCCCGGCCGCTGCCACACGCCCGGCATGCCGCTGTCCACCGAGACACCCTTGTGCCCGCAATCCACCACCACGATCCCCTGCCCGGCGCGGCTCATCACCGTGGTCGCGACGAACAGCGCGTGGCGAAACGGCGGGGCGTCGTCGTTCTTCGCGTAGTCGACATCCATGAAGGCGTAGGAGCCCGCCTGGATCTCGGTATAGACGCCGCTCGCCGCCTCATGGCGGAAGGTGCCGGTGCCCGCACCGCCCACGATCGCGCAATCGAGCCCGCGCTGCTTCAACTGCTCCACCGTGCGCCGCGTTCGCGCCACGGCCTCAGCGATCGCACCCGCGCGCTTCTCGGGTTCGCGGATATGTTGCGCGGTGCCGTGATAGGCCTGCAGCCCGCCAAAGATCAGGTGCTTCGACGCCGCGATGCGCTCCGCCAGCGCGACCGCCGGCGGGCCGGCCTCGATGCCGCCGCGCGCCATGCCGACATCGATCTCGACCAGCATCTTCAGCCGGATGCCGGCCGCCTCCGCCGCCTGCTCGGCCAGCACCACCTGCGCCT